TGGCCCTGTCACAGCGACAGGCACTATTACTGTACCTTCTGGTTCTACTTGGGTGATTGTATGAGCAAACTAAACGTAGACGCAGTAGAGCCTAGTTCTTCTACGACATTAACCTTGGGAGCCAGTGGAGATACCATCTCCATTCCATCAGGTGCGACTATAACGAACAGCGGAAGCCAGAGTGGCTTTGGAAAGGTGTTGCAAGTGGTGAGTTCCACCAAAACGGATACCGCCTCAACAACAAGCACAAGCCTTGTTAGTACAGGGTTAGAAGCAACTATTACCCCCGCATCTACCAGTAGCAAGATTTACGTTGTTGTAACCGCTTCTAATGCGACAGGCGGTGATACCGGCCCATACTTCCAACTATATAGGGATGCTTCCGTAGTTTCTGGAGCAATTGGTGACACCTCTGGATCAAGAGGCCGAACTTCACAAGGAGCGTTGTATACCGGAGGGACAACTACTGCATTTAATTATTTAGACAGTCCCGCTACAACCTCCGCAACAACATATAAGTGGATGTGGTCTGTAGGGCCATCTAGGCCCGCCGGTGAAACAATCTATTTAAATTACTACGCTACCGCAGATGCGGCCTACTACTACACATCCCCATCTACAATGACCCTCATGGAGATAGCAGGATGAGCAGTGAACTAAGAGCGAATACTATTGTTCCTGCTTCTGGTACAAATTTAACTTTAGGGGCTAGCGGGGATACCGTTGAGTTTGCATCAGGTACTACGGTATCTGGATTGTCAGCAGGCAAGGTGTTGCAAGTTGTTAGTGCAAACAAAACTGATACAGCATCCACGACTAGCACATCATTTGTATCGACAGGTCTTGAAGTTTCAATTACCCCATCATCAACATCATCAAAAATACTCATTATCGCCAATGTAAATCTAGGGCATGACATAGACAATACGATGGGTGTTTGTATTTTAAGGGATTCCACAGAGTTAAATCTTGGAGATGCGGCTGGTTCAAGGATGCAGGCTGGTTCAAATATTCAATATCAGTATTCTTCCTATGTTACGACTTCTTTTCCAATGAATTATCTAGATTCCCCAAGCAGTACATCTTCAATAACTTATAAGGTCGCATACAAATGCAGGGGTTATCTTGGTAATTCTATTTATTTAAATAGAGGATATACCGATACAGACGCTAATTACTATGGACGCAGTTCCTCAACGATTACGGTAATGGAGATAGAGGGATGAGCGAAGTAAAGACATCGAAACTCTCCCCTAGAACGGCTAGTGGCACACTGACTTTAGGAACTTCTGGCGATACTTTTGAAGTGCCGTCAGGTGTGACTGTAACGAATAACGGTACTGTGTCAGGCTTCGGCTTGTTTGCCTCCTACGCCATCATCGCAGATCAGAAAACTCAGAACACAGACGGAGGAACATTTACTTCCGGCGCATGGCGAACCAGAGATTTGAATACAGAGATCGCTGATCCTGATGGCATTGTTTCTATTTCCTCCAATCAATTTACTTTAGAGGCGGGAAGTTATCTGATTCGATGGGTCTGCGCTACTTATCAAACCTACGGAAATCAATCCCGTGTATACAACATTACAGATTCTTCTGTTGAAGGTATTAGTCAAACGATTCGTCCAGTTTATGATGGGGAGAATTCAGTAGGAACAATAAGGGTAGATATTGCTGGTTCTAAAACTTTTGAAATTCAGCATTACTGCAATACCACAGTTGCGACTAGCGGTTTTGGTTATGCTGCCAACATTGGAACAGAACAATACACCGTGGTCGAAATCTACAAGGAGGCTTAAATGGACATCAATCTTTGCATACATCATTTAGGTCTGAACGCAAATCAATATCTACTAACCCAAACCCCGCCCCCACATGAAATCATTGAGTGGAACGGTGATGACCCGCAACCAACACAAGCAGAGCTGGAAACAGCATGGGCTGAGATTGAGGCTGATCCCGATTATCAAGCGCATTTAACTGACCCCACATTAAGGTATCCTAAATGAACCACCAAGCAATATACAATACTCACCCAAACGTAGTTTCTATCAATGATTCTACTGGATGCTTTGACAAGGATGGCAACCCTGTCCCAATTACTCAATCTCTTGTTGATGCGGAAGTCGCAAGGATGGAGGCTGAAAGGCTTGCCACTGAATACCAAAGACAGAGAGCCGCTGAGTATCCTCCTGTTGGAGATCAGTTGGACGCCCTCTTCCACGCAGGAGCCTTTCCAGAAGAGATGGCCGCAAAACTTCAAGCCGTAAAGGACAAGTATCCTAAATGACAAGAACCGTAATCCAATCAGATGATATTGCGGCAGGAGCAGTAGATTCCGGTCTAGCCTCAGTACAAACCTTCACCTCCAGTGGTACATGGACACGCCCTACCGGTATAACGAAAGTGATTATGGAAGTCCAAGGAGGGGGCGGTGGTGGCGGAAAAGCCCCATCAGGCAATGAAGGTGGCGGCGGTGGTGGTGGTGGATACGCTAAAAAGTTTTTAGACGTTTCTTCCATTTCAACCTCAACCATTACAGTAGGGGCGGCGGGAACTTCATCAGGCTCACCAACGGCAGGTGGTAATTCTGTATGGTCGGATGGCACAAACACTATTACCGGCACCGGTGGTGGAGCGGGAACAGCGTCAAGTGGTGGGGCCGGTGGCTCTGGTGGTGCAGGAACAAATGGCGATATAAACATTACAGCCCGTAATGGATGCAAGGGGGCCGGTGGATACATGATGGTCGGTGGGGATTCGGTGTTGGGTTTTTCTGGAAATTATAGCACTTCATCATCAGATGGCGATGACGCTACAGGTTATGGGGGTGGTGGTCAAAGAGGTGCTTGGAATTACTCCGGTATTCCCGGCGATTCCTCCCCCGGAATAGTAATTATATGGGAGTATAAATAATGAAATATGCAGTCGTAAAAAATAATGAAGTAACCAACATTGTTGAGTGGGATGGCGAAAGTGGCTACAGCCCTGACGGTGAATTGGTTATTGCAACAGAAGACACAAAGATTGGTGGATCATGGGATGGTAATGTGTTTACTTTTGTCACCCCAGAGCCTCCGCCAGATACCAGAACCTACGACGAAAAGCGTAAGTCAGAGTACCCATCTATTGAAACGCTAACTGTAGCCTTATGGGAAGCGGTTGTTGAAGAGCGTCTTGCATCTGCAACTGCGCTAGAAACAGATCGTCAAGCAATTAAGGCTAAATATCCTAAAGGTTAATTACTATGGCATTAGAATCTGGAACATACATTAAAGACCTTGTAGATACGAACCCTCCGGGTACTGATGCTATTTCGCAGGGTGACGATCATATTCGTCTAATCAAAACCGTACTACAGAACTCATTTCCCTCAACGAATAACGCCGCCATTATCCCTGATATCTCAGGTAATGGTCTGAAATATTTACAAGTCAACAGCGGTGCAACGGCTACACAATGGTCTAGTATTCGGCAAAGAGGTTATGTTAGTAGAGCAACGATTGAATACTCAAGCGCCACTGCAATTCTTATTGGAGCGGGTGAGTATGAAGTCGATGATGGTTCTACCCCCACCAATTACTATTGGGATAGCCAACTAACCTTTACCATTGGTAGCGGTGGTAGCAATGCTTCAAGTTCAGCGGCAGGCACTTCACAGTGGCAGTATCTCTATATTGATGACTCCGCTATCTCTGCCTCTCCATTGGTTGCGGCATCATTCTTAAACTCCACAACTGCGCCTACTTACAGCCATACCAAGCATGGTTGGTATAACGGAAGTGATAGATGTATCTTTGCTTTCTATATTGACAGTTCTGGCAACATAGAAAAATGGTTCCATGATGGCGGTAATTATGTTCTATTATCTGATGACTATAGTAATGGAGGAACCACAACTAGCACATCATATCAAGCAATCACTATTATGATGCCTGCGTTTACCAAGAAAGCAGAATGTAACTTTGAGATTGATGGGCAGATTGCAACGTCAAGATCATACCAATACTGGAGGGTTACTGGAAGTGGAGGTGAACACGTTCTTGGAAGAATTGAGGATGATGAGGCAGAGTACGTTGTTAATAACGTAACTATTTATACTGATGCAAATCATCAAATTGATATTAAAAACAATACCGCTCCCAATGTTAGACCGTTTACTGCGGGTTGGTATATTCCCGGCGGAATGTAAATGCCCCTAGTCCCTTTTGAAAACGTAGGCTCCATAGGAATTATAAAAGATGTTCCCCCTTATAATCTTCCTCAAGGTGCTTGGTCAGACGGAAACAACGTAAGATTCCTTGATAACGGCGTAAAGAAGATCGCCGGATACAAGGAAGTGATGGCTACTTGCCCATTTGCCTCTTACTATATTCATCCGTACCTGACAGCCAATGGGTTGTATTACTGGATTGCTTACGGCGCTACTGACATTGCGGTATGGACTGGCACTACATGGGTTGATATTACCAGACAGGCTACCCTACAGTTAAACGGAGCAGTCACAGCGGGTGACTCCAGTATTACCGTGGATACAGGTGCGGCATTAACCGCTCTTGCAACTAGCGGAACCCTGAGAATAGGCATAGACACTGGCACAACCAACCAGTATGAGGAACTAACCTACACCGCTAGGGATACTGGCACTGGCGTGATTACGCTGTCTGGTACGGCCGCATACAACCATCCTGATAATACTACTGTATACCCTGCGGGGTCTACCACTACCTCAGATGATGACTATGGGGCTAACACTTCAAGCCGTAGATGGACTGCCACCAACCTTAACGGTCTTGTGGTTGCCACTAACGGCTTTGATACGCCTCAGATGTGGCCTCTGTCTAGTGGGATACCAAGCACAGCAACCCCTTTTAGAGAGTTGCAGAACTGGCCTGCTAACGCCAAGTGTAAGTCTATTAGATCGTTCAGGACATTCCTTGTTGGCCTTAATTGGGATAGGGATAACCAAGAGCCACGGCTAGTTAAATGGTCTACTGAGGCAGAGCAGGGGAATCCTCCCTCAACGTGGGATGAGGCTGATGCTACGTTAGATGCGGGGGAGTATGAACTATCAGATACCCCCGGTGATATTATTGACGGTTTACCCTTGGGTGATTCATTCCTGATCTACAAGGAAGATTCAATATACGTTATGAACTATGTGGGTACACCCTACATATTCTCATTCAAACTTCTCAGCCCTACTGTTGGCGCACTCTCTAAAGAGGCAATCAAAGAGTTTGACGGTGGACACTTCTTCATTGGGAACAGTGATTGCTATATATGTAATGGGCAGACTGTCACCCCCTTGTTATCCAATAAGGATCGCAGGGCAATGTTTGAGGATTTGTCTGGTGATAACTACCAGAAGTGCTTTGTTGCCGCAGACTATGTTAGGAATGAAATGCTTGCCTGCTTCCCTAGCGCAAACTCTGATGTAGTGGATAAGGCTCTCATCTGGAACTGGAAGGATAACACCTTCTCATTTAGGGATTTGCCTGACACTTCCCACATTAACCAAGGTATCATAGATATTACGGTTGGCGCAACATGGGATGCCAGTTCAGAAACGTGGGATACTGGCACAGGTAATTGGGGTGAGCGCAACTACGATAACGTCAAGAAGAACTTAGTGTTCTGCGATGTTACGAATACTAAGATATTTCGTGATTCATTTGGTAACAAGAAAGATACCGCAGATATGACCTCCTACATTGAGAGGACAGGTATTGATCTGAACGATCCACAGTCTGTCAAGTTTGTGTCTGCTGTCTATCCCCAGATTGAAGTGAGTGGGAATAACTCTGTTAATGTGTATGTCGGCAGACAGATCAGCACAGAGCAAGGCATTACTTGGGAAGGGCCGGTATCCTTTAACCCCAACACTCAGTCTAAGGTGTCATGCAGGGTGAGTGGGAAATACTTTGGAATCAAGGTAGAGTCCACTACCGACATTGACTGGAAGTTACATGGTGTTGCGTTTGAGGTACAGCAACGTGGTCTTAGGGGCATGAGAGATTATGGCTAATGCTTCAGTAAAGAATGTAAAGTCTGTAAACAGATGGACTCCAAACCCCGCTCCGTTAAACAACGAACAACTCTCTGATTACCTCTTCCATGAGTTAAACAGATTATCTGATATTATATTTAACTTAGATGTAATGAGATTGGAGCAAACAAATGTTGACCCCTCAAATGCGGGAGGCACTAACAAAGGTAAACCAAGGGATGGTGACATAAGATATGCAGATGGTACGAACTGGAATCCGGGGAGCGGTGCTGGCATTTATGCTTACGTTGGGGGTAGTTGGACAAAACTCTAACGCAGACCCTATAGATGAATTCTACGGTGTACGATCTTCTTTTCTAGTTGGTGATCCGGGGGATAGAAAGTCTTGGCGCAAGAGATGGGGGAATACCCTTGTATACCTTGCTCCAGAGTTTGGGAATGATGCCCAAAGGAAAGCCTTTAGGGATAGGCTAAAGAAGAATGGCGATACTCACATTGACCTGTATGCCCAAGCAAGGCATGGGTTCTTAGAAGGTGGTCAGGTATGGCCTGAGAGGCAGGACTTTACCGCAAGACTTAA